TTTCATTTGGTTACGTTAGTGTTAAAAAGAACAAGAAGCTACATAGCTTCCTGTTCTTCTTTCCAATCAATCAGTTCTTGAGGCAAATTGGAGTGTTGTCCCTTTCCGTAGCGTTTCTTGTGAAATCCTACAACTACAGTGTCTTTAATAAAGAATGTAGTAAGTGACTCGTTGTCGTCTAAGGTAGCGATGGTGTTACCCATGATCTCTACCCATGTTGTAATGGCTGTTCTCTTGTCCATGATAGTTGTGCTTTAATTAGTAGCAAAGAATAACAAGGATGTTTGATAATTGCATTTCTGTTCCGTAGGGTTTTGTTTAAGTACACCTACGTTTCCGTAGATGTACAAGTGAATAAAAAAAAAGAGTAGCACAACGTGCCAGGTAAGAGGCTATCACCTCCCTTACCCGACACGCTTGTACCCCAACAGCCCAGGCTAAACTACTTCCTGGGCACCATAGGATGAGCCGTGCGTGTGGAACTCCCTAAGGCTCAACACACGCAACGACTTCTCAATGCTTACACACTGTCCCCAGACTCGCTTGAAGAAGGCTTAGGCTTGCTGTTCCAATCCGAAGATCGTAACATGCACACCGTGTTGAGCTTATAGCCCAATGCCTGCTCTTTCGAGTCAAAGAACTGTGGTACACATCGACCTACTTCAGCTAATGAGTCAGTGTTGAACTCCATACCCAACTCCTTAGCCATCTTCTCAGATGCCTTAGAGGCTTTGTATGTATCAACATCTACAAAGAGCACACGAATGTACACTCTGCCGTTGCTTAGCTCGAAGAGTTCAGGTGCACTAACCTGTTCCCAATCGTTGCTAAGAAACGCAAGACTGATAGCTGCTACAGACGACTGTTCCATACAGTACTGTTGCAATGTCCCAAGCACAGTTGCTTTTCGATGCTAAGTGCACCTGGCGGGGGACGTTTCCCACCAAAGTTTAGTAGGGGAGTTTGATTTATGTAGGATCAACGAATCGACCACACAAAGATTTTTTTTTGATAAAAAAATTTTATAATAATTATTTTCCGTAGATTTGTAATCCACCGATAAAACGGGATACGCTGACACGAGAATCAAGGATATGACTCAGCGCCACTACGTCTTAGGCTGTATAATATTAGATACAGCAACGATAGACAACTATCAACATTTACGATACAAAAGCGTATGCGCTACCTGAGATATATCTCTCAGGTGTATGGGACCTTGCAACAGCACAAAAAAATTTCGGGGAGGGGGATTTGGTGCTGTGCGAAAGAAAATAAACTCCCTGAACTTAGGGCAAGGGGGAGGAGGAAGTAAACGGAATGGTTTACATTCACTGGAATAAGTCCACCTACTGGTTTACATTACTATAGGTGCCCGTGCTTGATCGTGTACACGAATGTCCAGTTTATTACTTAAAATACTGGACAAATATTACGGTTTCATAATAATTGTATATATTTGTGCTATAACATACAGAAAATGGAATGCTTATTAATATTATCACTTGCAATCGTCTCAAATGAAACCGAAATTAAATAATGTTAAATATTACACGCCTTTAGATGAAAGGCTTACAATAAAACCATCTAAAATAGAAGGCTTAGGATTATTTACCGAGGAAGAACTTCCTGTAGGAGAAAATCTAGGAATAAGTCATGTATATGATGAAAGATTTAAAAATAAGTTTATTAGAACTCCTCTTGGAGGATTTATAAACCATTCTGATACTCCTAATCTTAAAGCATATTTAACTACAGATTTTAGATATATTAAAACTATTCGTCACATTAAAGTAGGTGAAGAATTAACTCTTAATTACAGTTTATACAATGTTAAGTAAAGAATTGTTCAATGGGAGAATTACTATTGACGGTACTACTGGCGGTGATGCAGAAGTGGAATAATAATACCGTAGAGAATCAACATCGCTTTATACAGATGATGTTGGATGAGGGAAGAAAAGAACAAGCTGTGTCTATGTATCAAGTATTTAAAGGCGCAGGAGAAATTTTAGAAAATGAAAAGATTAAAGAAAGAAACACTTAAGAAGAAGGACTTCCTACCGAAGTACCTGAAACTTGTGAATGTGATTCTCCCTGATCCTCTCACACAGCGTGAAATGGACATCCTAGCGGCCTTTATGGAATTGGAGGGAGATCTGGCACGAGATGATAGATTTGGGACCCAGGCGAGAAGCTTTGTGCGTAAGAAATTCGGATTCAAGAGTTATTCCAATCTGGATAATTATATAAAATACTTCAAGCGTAAAGGAGTTCTTCTCAATGATCCGAAGACTGGTCAGTTGAAACTGAACCCTAAGATAAACGTACCAGAAGGAAAAGGTCAGGTCGAACTCGTATTTCAATTCAATATAACGGGATAATGGCGGGTAAGAAGGACAAGACTATGGAAGAGGGCTATGATAAAATAGCCAAGGACCTGGGAATACCTAGACCTCTTGTAGAATATGTTGTGCGGCACCAGTTTAATTATGTAAGCAGCATTATGACCGATGGTTTGCTGGATAATGTTTTATTACATAACTTTGGCACGTTCAGAGCAAAGAAAGCAAGACTGGATAGTCTTATACGATCACTGATAAAAAATATAAGAAGTGGCAAACTGGACAGAGAAAAAGGAACAATTGAAATAACAAGATTATGGAAAGCAAGGCAGAGAAAATAGATAAGGCCCTCGAACACTACAGTAAAGAGAAAGCTATACTTCAAGGGGAACTGGAAGGACTTGCAACTAATCTGGTGGAAGAGAAGTATCGAACACCTCTCTCACACAACCATCTAGCAATAGAAATGCTAGCTGTATCTAGAAAACTAGGTAACAGAGAAAGAATTATTGAACAATTAACTAAATTAAAATAATGGACGAATACCAAGCTCAGAGTAACGGACAACCAAGTGGGGTTCCGATGATGACAGCCGAACAGATCGAGGCTCATGAATTTAATAAACGAGCAGCTCTCATAGAGCTCGAAGTAAAGAAGGCACATACTCTAATGGGAGCACTTGCTATCGGAGGAGATAATGTAACTCCTTTATTTACTGCCAAGCAGCGTAAAGAGGTAGAAGATCTTTTAATGACCGCACTGAAAGCAACAGCTAATGGATGATGATAACTCCGCCGCTAGATCACTAAAGATCACATTCTGTAAAACATGTAAGACCTGTCCCTCTATTTCTATCCATAAAGACCTCGATGAGGTAGTTCTGGGTGGAAAAGAAGAAGGTTTCACTGTCTGGAAGAAGGGACACTTCAAAGATATGGTAGAAGATATTAAAAATGGAAAATTCGATGAATACATCTAATATGAATAAAGATATTAAAATGATCACAAATAGAAGAAGTATGGAAGAATGGGATAAAGCGCTGAAAGAAGTAGGCACCCAATGGATAAATCCATCCGCCGAGGCAGAAAAGAGAATAGCTGAGATCAAGGATCGAGAGAAGCAAATAACAGCTACACTGTTCAGACTTCTTAAGCTTGGCCATATTTCTTCCGAAGAGGCGTTAATGCTTGCAGACCGAGAGGTAATAGATCCTGCGGAACCTCTGTATCCACATAGAATGGAGATGATAGATATGTCTACTTATGATCAGTCACTTGTACAGTGGGATGGTACAAGCGTTAGTACACTTATACCATAATGGGAGATCTAAAAAACATGAAAGACGGTTGGAGTAACTACATCAAAGCATGTAGATCTGCCGCCCAGGTACCTAAAGAACTTTTAGAACTAGCAGAAGCTAGAGCAGAAGTATGTAAAACATGTCCTCTTTTAGAAAAGTCGGGACTGTTTAAATTCGTTAATAGATTAATACCTGGCGCTAAACCTGGAGATCCAGATAAAGTTGTGAGAACACGATTTAAGGTTTCAGAAGAAACTGCTAAAAGCGCTGAAGAATTATACGAAGGATATAAATGTGGAGAATGCGGATGTGCATTCCCTGCAAATACTTTCGCTCCAGATAAAGAATGCCCTAAGGGTAAGTGGTAATAATAAAACATGAACATGAAGAAAAAAAGTGTAAAGGATATAGAGATGGTAGCTAATAATCTTTTAGTAGATATCGTCTTGCCCAGTACGACAACAGACTCTGGAATTGAAATTTCCGAAAAGGACGCGCTGGAGATGAATGCAGTGGTATATGCTACTGTATTGCATAAAGGACCTTTAGTAGAGGATTTTAATATAGGAGATGAAATTATGATCCCTCCTCATGGGGGAACTCCTGTAGCTATAGGTAAGAAAGTATATCATGTATTCAGAGAGACCAGTCTTTTTGGAAAGTTTAAGTAATGACACTATTCGATTTTAAAGATCGTAACGTAATTATAAAACCTGAAGCTCTGCTAGTACCAGAGTTTCAGGCTTTATGGAAACGAGATAAAACAAAAGAAAAGCTCCGTGCAACACGAGAGCTTTCTTATATATATTTTATCGCAGATTACAGATCCCCTTATAGAACTTCACTGACGCCTAACAGTTTGGAAAGTACTGTAGCCAGTGACTTTATGAAGGATCCTAAATTTAAGCCCGATCCTTTAATGGGAGAAGCTTTAAAGAAATATCAACTTCTACAACGTACTCCTACAATGGGACTACTCGCTTCAGCAGTTACAACTGTACATAAGCTTACAGACTACTTAGAAGCTGTAGATCTTAATGAGAGAGATAAGAATGACAAGCCTATATATAAACCATCTGATGTAACAAACGCATTAAAGTCTATAGGTGGGATAGTGGACTCTCTTAACATGGTAAGAGATAGTATAGAAAAGGAAATAACAAAGGCTACCAGCATAAGGGGCCAAAGACGAAAAGGGAACCGCGAGGATCCAAGACTTAAGAACTGATATGAAATACACTAAATATTTAATAGAAAAAGCAGTTAAGAACCTCGGGTATAAATGGTTCGAAAATGGAGATTACAATATGAATATTGTAGGAATACGAAACTCAGAAACTGGGGATTCCATTACAAATAAGTTTGATGATCTGGTGACATTGAGTTTCAAGACCGAAGAACAATGGCATTATTACGAATATCCTGCAACAACAGACCCTGGACTCCATTGGGCAGAAAATCTATTAAACCCTGACGGCGTAGCGATTCTCGTCCCAGGACAGTATAGAGGTTCCCATGCTATAGGGCAACATCAAGGTAAATATACTGCTTTAAGACAAGTAGGAAAACTGAAGGTATATAGAGATAAGGATCTAGATGATGAATATGATCTAAATACGGATAGTATACAGGATAAAAGCACATTCGGTATAAATATTCACAGAGCAAATAAATGGGGAACCAGCTCTCAGATAGATAGGTGGTCCGCAGGCTGCCAGGTATTGGCAAACAACGAAGATTTTAAACACTTCATGGAGTTAGTTAATAGAAGCTCAGGTATATGGGGTAATAAATTTACATATACACTTATAGAAAGTAAGGACATATGAACAGTAGAGAAGAAGATGGCTATATTAAGGCAAAGAAGAAAAGAAAGGGCATACACTCTAAGACTCGTACGTCTATAAGTGTAAAGTCTAAAAACTATAAAAAACCATACAATGGACAAGGAAAATAGTGAACTATATAAGATAGAAGCTGATAATAGAAGTATGCACGAAGCGATGGATAACGCATATCGGCTGCTTACTGGAAGACTTACTGTAGAGGAACTGGAAGATAACGAAGATGGATTCTGGTTACCAGATATGCATGATACTAAGGAACCTATACAGAAAGTTATAGATTACTACGCTGGTTTAGAGGAGTTTGAGAAATGTGGGCAACTAAAAATAGCCCAGGAAGATCTTAGAATATCAAGCGTATTGGAATTTATGCTTAGGAACTCTGAATGAGTGATAAGAAGATAATATGTGCGGAGAAATGGAGTCTACTTGACCCTAAACTGGAAAGTCCTGTAAGACACACGGGTCAGGAGTACCTAAAATTTATAAATACAGAGTTATTCAGCCTTGATGCGAAACATTTTTTGCGTCATGGCTATTACACAGGTGCCCCTGATGGGACCAGTGAATATATAGAATATTGGGATGAGCAAGAAACTAGGTGTAGGAATGGGCATACTATTGGTGGTGTCCGAATTACTGGTGAGCATTATGCTTATCTTAATTTCGGTAGGATACTTGCTACTATTAACGATGGGAAAAGAGATCGTAAGATCGATACATTCCCTAAGTTCTTGGATATGGACTACTATTGGTACCATGAGCTGGAAGCTGCGGAGCTTGCTGGCGAGGGAATGATAGTTGTAAAAGCAAGACGTAAAGGATTTTCTTATAAGAATGCATTCGGTATGGCGTGGAAGTATCATTACTTTCCGTTCTCTGTATCAATACTCGCCGCATATGAAAAAACATTCTGGGCCAATACAATGGAAATGGCCAAGAATATGATAAATTTCATTAATGAGAATACTGATTGGGTAAAAGGAACACTTACAGATCGCCAGGATCACATCAAAGCTGGATATGTAGAGAAGGATCCTTATTCTGGTGTAAATATAGATAAAGGGTACAAATCCGAGATTCTTGCCTTGTCATTTAAAGATGCACCACAGAAATCTGTAGGACGTACAGCAGAACGCATGCTTTTTGAGGAAGCAGGAGATTGGCCTGGACTTATGCAGGCATATCAGAGATCCTACCCACTCTTTAAGGATGGTAATATCATGATCGGTATTCCTATACTATATGGAACAGGAGGTAATAGTAAGAATGGAACAAATGCTGACTTCGAGGCTATGTTCTATAACCCGAGTTCCTACGGACTCCGTAGTTATGAGAATATATACGATGAGTCTGCTGTTGGAGAGGCGGGATGGTTTGTAGATGACGCCTGGTTCAGGGAACCTTTTATAGATAAAGCGGGTAATGCTATGCGTGCCGAGGCCATATCGGATATAGATCTGGAACGGGAATCAAAGAAAAAAGCAGATCCGAAAGCCTATAATATGATGGTGACCCAGCACCCTCATACTCCTAAGGAAGCTTTCCTTAGAAATGAAGGAGCTGTATTTCCTGCAATAGAGTTATACAACGTACTGGCGAAGTTAAAATCTGATAACAGATATAAGAAATTAGCAACACCTGGGACCCTTTTTGAAAAAGAAGGAGAGGTTCGTTTCCGTCCAGATCTTGAAAAGAAGTTATATCCGATGGATAAATTTCCACACAGAGCCAATGACCCTCAGGATGGATGTGTAGTTGTGTACCAACATCCACCTGAAGAGATTCCACATGGTCTCTTCAAAATAGGACTGGATCCCGTGGCATTTGATAAATCAGGAAGTAAATCACTTAACTCTGCGTATGTATATAAAACATATCAGAAATTCGACTACGGATACGATGAGATCGTAGCAGAGTATGTAGGAAGACCAGATAGTATTGAGATCTATAACAGGAACCTTGAATTATTATCTGAATATTATGGAGGTTGTGAGATAATGTACGAGAATGATCGTGGAGAAGTATTAAGTTACTTTAAACGGGTAGGTAAACTCCATCTATTGGCAGATCAACCAGATAACGTTATATCTAAGGTTATAACCAATTCTACAGTATCACGTATAAAGGGATGTCATATGAATGATAAGCTTAAAGATGCAGGGGAGAAGTTCATACTTAGATGGCTGTGGACCAAAAGAGGAGAGAATGTAGACGGTACACCTATATATAATATGGACCTGATACCATCCCCAGCGTTATTAGAAGAGCTCATACTATATCATCGAGAAGGTAACTTTGACAGGGTGATGTCTTTTATGCAACTTATGTTTTGCGTAGAAGAAGAATATGGACGAGAAATAAAGAAAGAGCCATATAGAAATGCTGCTTCTGAGTTTCTAGTAAACAACATGAACAATATGTTTGCGCGAAAATAAGTACTTTCGTAACATTCGTAATTTAGGTAAATAATATATAATCGACATGGGACAGTATTCCTTTCCGCAACAACGCCTGACACTGGCAGCAAAAAGAAAGAATAAGAACAAGTGGGGAAAATCCATGTTGGACGATATTCAAGGATACGGATCTACCAGCTTTGATGGTAGAACAGATCTATCGAGGAAGAAAGCAAACTACAATTTATTTAACGGACAACTGGACAGAGATGACTTCGAGTATGTCTGTAAACCGTATGGGAAAGATTTAGCTGGAGAAATGCCAGCAGAGATGAGGCACTATGATATAATGTCTCCTAAATTACGTGTACTCTTCGGCGAAGAGATAAAACGTCCTTTTAATTTTCGAGTAATTGCTACGAATCCTGATGCTATTACAGAAAGAGAAGAAGAAAAGAAAAGTCTTCTGCAAAGTTTTTTAAAGGAAGGCATTCAGAGAAAAGTACAGGAAGAATTTCAAAAGCAGGGAATAGGCTCTACACCACCAGAATCTATGGATCCCGAGCAGGCCCAGGCTGAACAACAGAAAGCCCAGGAAATAGAACAAGCAATGACGCCGCCTCAAATAGAGGAATACATGAAGCGTACATACCAGACCTCTAGAGAAATAATGGGTAACCAGATACTAGCATATCTGAAAAAGTCTAAACACCTTCGTGAAAAATTCAATAAGGGGTGGAAACATGCACTTATAGCAGGAGAAGAGATATATTGGAATGGAATTGTAAATGGGGAACCTGATATAAGGGTAGTAAATCCTCTTTACTTTGATTACGATAAGGATCCAGATTTAGATTATATACAAAAAGGCCAATGGGCCAAGTACTCTATGCGAATGACACCAGGGTCAGTGGTGGATACGTTTGGAGAGTATATGACTGAAACAGAAATAAAGGATCTCTATTCCGATTCGTCCGTGATCGGAAAGTCTCATCCT